ACGCGTCAGAGCCCTATCCCGGCCTATCTAATTTCACCCGTAACAGCGAGATCATGAACGCGGAAACGTCGGCTTGGGGCAGGGCGATCGCTAGCCTAGGTATCGCCGTACATCGAGGTATCGCATCAGCGCAAGAGGTTAGGGCGGCACAACGTGGCACAGATGTAACACCCGTCAAGCGGGTAAGCACGACTGAGGATGATAACGGATGGTACGGCCCACCTGTTGAGCAGACACCACACGTTGACCAAGGCCCGAGCCCGGCCCAGATGACCTACGCACGCAAAGAACCGGCTACCGATAAACAACTAAAGATGATCATTATGAAACTGAAGGGGATGGGGATCATCAGCCCTGACACGATCCTGCAATACGTGAACGCAGTCCTAGCGGAAAACAATTTAGAACAGGTGGCCGGCTCTAGCGCTATGACAAAATACGACGCTAGCAAGGTGATAGACGCACTAATGGCTAACCCTACGGCTACGCCACCGTGAGCCTGTAGGTGCCGACGTATGTCCCGACCGGCGAGATGTGACGGGATAGCCGATTGACCAGAATGACGGAGGATATAGCACTGGTCTCGGGTACACGAAGGGCAACACGCCCGGCTCGGTGCGGTAGGGCAACAATGCACTTAAGTACCAACGAACCGAACAGTGAGCAACGCCGAAGGCGGCGAACCATCAAGCACTAGGGAGAGAAACATGGAAAATAAGTTTGCAAATCATTGCGGCAAGCAAGGTTGTATCTGCGATCACGCGGTGTCTTGCTACAAAGGATGGCGAGACCTCGACGACTTGCCGACAGCGCCCTGCCAAACATGCAGACCCGACACACACCGCAGATGGGTCGACACCCTAGACGCACGCTCAAAAGGCCTACCACTTCCAGTGATCGCCAAGATCTGGAGCGGAATCTATGCCTGACAAGCGCAGATCCACCCCCGCATATGCCAGGTGGCGCAAGCAAGTCCTAGCCCAATGCGAGCCCGTGTGCATACGTTGTGGATACCCAGTGGACATGACACTACCCAGCACACACCCCGACGGACCAACAGCCGACCACGAACCCCCACTAGCCGAGACCGAAGAGGCCACACCCGACATGACAGGCGCAGGGATCGCGCACCTATCTTGCAATCGTAGCCACGGTGGGAGGCTAGGAAGTTCACGCATGAAAAGGAACTCACCGAATAAAAAAGTAGCGCAGCGTGGCTCAGATCCTGTTTTTCGGGGTGCCTTTGAAGCCCCCCTCGCGCCCCTGCACTCCTTACCCCCAAGAGGCCAAGATCAGGCAGGATCAAACTTGGTTCAACCAAAATTAGATAAGGGTGGTCATGTTCGGCCCAGATTGGAAACAGCACGCAACGGGGATAGTGGGCAGAGCCACGGTCCGGCCGCTGCGATGTGGCTTGAGAATGTTTACGGCATGGTGTTGCGCCCGTGGCAGCGGTATGCGTTGGATCGTGCCTTGGAGTTTGACGAGAATGGGTTGGTTTGGGCGTCGGTGATTATCAGTGTCGGTCGACAGTCCGGGAAGTCTTGGTTGGCTCGCGGGGTGCTTATGTGGCGTTTGCATCATGCGGAATTGTTTGGTGAGACTCAGACAATTATTCATGTCAGCAACAAACGCGAGACTGCGATGGAGATCATTAGACCGGCGGCACAATGGGCGGTAGAAAAGTACGGGCCTAAGGCGGCTAGGTGGGGTAACACGATGGCCGGGATTACGTTACCTAGCGGTGACCGTTGGATTATTCACGCGGCTAACGAATCGGCGGGGGTTGGCTATTCCGCGGGGTTAGTGTTTGCGGATGAGGCTTGGAAGATTGACCGCACCGTCATCGAGGACTCATTAGCGCCAACTATGGCCGAACGTAATCAACCCCAATTGTGGCTAGTGTCGACGGCCGGGGACTCCGGCTCGGAACTAATGCTTACCGCCAGAGCCCGCGCTATCGATAACCTAGACACACCGACATCGGAACTACTCCTTGAATGGTCGGCGCCACCGGACGCCGACCCCGACCTCGTATCCACCTGGCAATGGGGATCACCGGAGTGGTCCGAGAAGCGGGAAAAGTTTCTACGGCAACAGTGGGAACGGATTGACCCCGGCGCGTTCAAAAGGGAATACTTGAACCAATGGATAGTCAAAGATAATCATTGGATGGGTAGTGGGGTGTGGGACACGTGCGAGGACCCGACCTTGGTGCTCGACCCGGCCCAGCATTGGGCCGTCGCCTGCGAGTCAGACTTTGACGGGACTAGCCACGCGGTCGCGATCGCATGGGTAACAGGTGAGAACCTAATCGCGGTAAAGGTCACCACGCACCGAACAATAAAGGATGTTGACGATCGCCTAGCCGAAATACGCGCCCTCAACCTTGACCTACACGTAGCGATAACCCCGTCATATATCGACCGGCTCACCTCACACACCGACGCGATAGTTGGCCAACGTGAAGCACAGATAGCAACACAAGTGATGCTTGACGCGTTTAACCGCTGCACGATCAGGCACGACGGCGACCCCGCTCTACTCGACCAATTCACTAGATCAACGATCTCCAAACGCTCGGGCGGTTGGGTGCTATCGAGCGTTGCCGGATCCGGTGGGGTCTATGCGGCTCGGGCTGTAATGTTCGCCCTGGCACAAATCACTAAGCAGCCTAAGCCGCGGCCGATGATCTACTCACGGTCCGCAACACGCCGATAACCCCGACATCCCACAACACTAGGTGGAGTGTGCTAGGCGTGAGATTATGCGGGTGTGGCTCTACTCTCCCGTGGGCTCCGACTCGTCGGAGCATCTCAAGCGAACTTTAACGATGTCCAGGCAGCGTCTAAAATGGTCGCGGATGCTCCGACAGTCCGGGAGGCTAACGCCCTCTTAGCGTCAATCACAGCGTCCGGCCCCTACCGTTCGCTGGTATCAAGCGCGTACCAAGTGCCCGCATATGTCAAAGCCCTAAAAACTTATAGCCACACGATCGCCACTTTCCCGCTGCGCGAATATGTCGGCATCGACCAAGTGGTCGCCCGGTCTTTCCTTAATCAGCCTTCCACTCATGGCACCTACTGGTCACAAATGACACGACTAGTCGAGGATTTGTTGCAGTACGACACGGCCTATTGGTACATCACGTCGAGGACGTGGGATGGATTCCCGGCCACAATTGAACGGATGCCATACACCGAGGTATCACTACTTGATCCTGACCCGTTCGCGGATATCCAATTTCAGGTACCCGTCGGGACCGTGTGGTGGAATGACATGATGATCCCCGGCTCGGAAATTATTCGCTTCGACGGCGACGGGCTCGGCGGATGGCTAGCAACCGGAGCCGCAGCAATCAACACGGCCGCGGCCCTTGAAGCGGCGACGCAGCAAATGGCCGAATATCCACTCCCACAGATCGTCCTTAAAAATAACGGCGCAGATCTACCGGCCGCAGCGGTCGACGCATTGCTAGACGCGTGGGAGACAGCACGCCAAACCCGAACCACCGCTTACGTGAACTCAACAATCTCCACGGACGCGATGGGATGGAACGCAGCCGACCTACAGTTAGTGGCAGCGCGTGAAGAATCGGCCCTAATGATTGCCCGCCTGGCTAACTTAGATCCGGTGTGGGTCGGTGCCGGTGTCCCCTCAGGTTCGCTCAATTACTCAAACCGCGTCGACTTATACCGGCAGTTGCTCGACCTTTCATTGTCTCCAATCATGGCGGCAATTGCTCAGCGCCTATCTATGAACGATGTCACGCCGCGGGGCCGCGAGGTCAAGTTTGACACGACGACATTCTTGCGCTCGAACCCTGCCGAGATATCAGCACTAGCCAACATTTTAATCCCGCTTGGCGTCTTAACTCCTAACGAAGTACGCGGTTTGCTCGACCTACCAGATTTGGAAGTGACACTGTGAACAAAACCGAGACACCATTCGACCTTGTAGTCGACTACCGTGACGATCGGGCCGACGGCGTTATCGCCACGATGTACGGGCGGGCTGTACCGTACGACACTCCGACGATGATTTCCGGCGTTGAGGAGTCGTTCGCGCCGGGATCGTTTGACCCTGCCGGAGTTATTGGCAAGCCTTTAGCGTGGCGTCATGACGCCCCGGTCGGAGTCATTACCGACGCTAGCAACGAAGCCGATGGCCTATACATCACGGCAAACATTCTGGACACTGTCCAAGGCCGCGACGCCGCGACCCTAGCCAAAGCCGGAGCAGTCAAAGGCCTAAGCGTCGGCTTTGCCCCACTGAAGTCTTTACGAAATAAGACAGGCTCCACAGTTCGACACCTAAGCGCTCAGTTATTTGAGACAAGCCTTACCCATATGCCCGCCTATTCCAGTGCGGGTATTTCATCAATAAGAGAAGAGACAGTCATGGATCCAGAAGAGACCACCGTAGAGACCGTTGTGGTCTCTGAGGATGTAGAAGCACGCGAAGCAATCGCGGCAGTTCGTGAGCAGGTCGCAAAGATCGAGGCCCGCTCATACGTAACCGAAATGCAACACCCGTTGGCTAAGTACCGTTCACTTGGTGACTACCG